TTGGGAGCTATGTCAAAAAACGCCGCGGAACTTTTGCGGACGCGCTATGGGGCTAAAACCCCTCACCACGCCACCACGCGCCATGCGTTTTGCAGGCGTTTCGCCAGCCTTGGAAAGAGCTATGGCAACCGCTTGGTTCTGCTCATAACCCTCATCCATCAGCTTCTTGATGTTGGCGCTCTTAGTTTTGTTACTTTTACCAGACTTTAGAGGCATTACTCACACCCCATGTAGCCCCCGCCTTTAACCGCAGCACCCATACCGCGAGCCGTCATGCGCTTCATGGTCGTCGGGACCTTCACATCAACAGACTTGCCATACGGCACACGGCCTTGGCCTTTAATTTCCGCATACTCAACCGCTTTTGGCGGGTTTGATGGTGCGGCACCATCTATTTTGATCTTACGATTTTTCATTAGGAATTACCTCCGCTTCTAAGTTTCAATAGCTCACGCTCACGCGCAGCGTCGATACGAGCCGCCGTCTGACGCTCTTGAGATTGCAAACGTTGTTGGAATTGCGAAGACCGCATCGCTTGGTTTTGCGCGTCCAACTGCAACTTTTGCTGGTCCAATTGATCGTCTGCTTGTGCCTCGGCCGCTTTTTGCTGCAACTCTGCCTCTTTGAGTTGAACAAGCGGGTCGGGACCTTGACCAGACATTTGTGCAGACAAATCTTTTACTTGCTGCAAACCCTCTGCCACAAACTGCGCCGTCATGCGCTCCACTTCCAGCATCTGTTCGTCCGATGCGGGCTGACCGCCTTGTTGCTGAACCTGTTGCAAATAAGCAACCGCCGCCTGTTCTCTTGCCGCAATCTGCACATGCTCCATAATATGCTTCTGCAAATCCATGGCGACCTTCGGCATCTGCGCAACCATAGGCGTAGAACCAAAAATCATATGCGCCGTAATGTGTGCTTGGTGGTTTTGACCCTCAAAAGCTTTCAACGGCAACGTATCAAGCGCATTTATGTTCTCTTGCGCCGGATCAATCGGCTCCGGATTGTCCGAAGGCAGCGTTTTCATAATACGATCAACGTCCGAAACACCCATCGCTTCGTACATATCCCGGAAAACTTCATTCATATTATGCAACTCAGGGGCCTGCGTCGCCAATTGCAGCTTGGTCTGAGCCAAAACAATGCGCTGAGACTGACTAAATACGTTCGGATTGCTGACCGGAATGACATCTACGCGGTCATCAAAGTCGTCGCGCATGATTGTTGCGTCACCGCCCGCTACAGAGTAAGGATATTCCTGCGGCAAGCTTTCTGACATGACCCGAGCAAGAATTTTAAATTCCTGACGCATCGCGTAGTGCAAACGCTTGTGAACCGCGCTCATAACGCGGGTCCCCTGCTCCATCATAGCTATAGTTGTGCCGACGGCCGCGGACTGGTTGCCGTCGCCAACCTTCAAATCCGTAATAGTCGCAAACCGCTGACCCGCCTGAACCACAAAACCAAGCAAATTAAACAGCGTTTGATCCGGACCCTTAAAAGGCAGCGGCATAAGGCTATCTCGAATAGCCCCACCGGGCGCGTCAACGTCGCGAAACTCACCCGGCTGCAAAGGATCGTCATCATCCCTGATCCGTAGTCCGCGGGCCTTGAAACCCGCTGGGAGATTGGACAACGTACCAGCGTCGATCAACTGTCGCAGTGCCGCCGTGGCGGTCCGGGAAAGACCGCCAATCGTGTGTATCAAGCCCAAACCATAAAAACCAAAACCGGGCAAAAACTTAAAATGCGTGAAATATTGTATTTTCTTTTTGTCTGGATCATCCTCGTAGTAATTACGGCGGATCGACAACACCTGACCGTTGTCCAAAGACAAAGTAACAATGTAAGGAACCTTAATACCCGTTGGCTCGCCGTCTTCGTCAAGCTCCTCGTACCCCTCCAAATCCAAATCAACATGACATTCCAAAAGGGTGCAGTCATAATCAAGCTGATTGGGTTCCATGCCGTCAATGCGATCAAGCTCGCTCGCAACCTCGTTTAACTCGCGTTGAGATGGCAAAACCTCAATATCCAAGTAAAAACCAGATATCTGACGCTTGCGTAAATCGTTGAGCGACATGCGAACAGCCTGCGTAATATTCGGACATGTGTCCAAATCAGACGTCTCATACGGCACAACCAAGTTTTCCGCCGGTACAAACTTCGATACCGCACGACCCATCGTCTCATCAAAATAAGTCTTCTTAAACGTCGAACCCGCCAGAGGTAAATAAAACAACATCTGGTCCATGTCCGGCGTATAATCATCCATTACACTCGTAATGTAATAATTCATAAATTGCTGAACGCGCTTCGATTGATCGTACTTAGACTTCGTTTCTTTGCCCATAACAACAGTACGAACGGGACCCGAAGCAGGCAATAATTCATTAAAAGCCTGCGCCTGAAACTGTGTCGCCGCCTCGGCAAGCAATGGATGAGTCACACCAGAGGCTCCGCGGAATGGCTGCGTCCGCTCCTCGTAGGTAAACCCAAGCAAATCTAAACCGTTGGAATAAGCATCTTCCCATTCCTGACGGCTCGCCTTGTTAGCATCATACTCTTCTAAAAGCTCATTAGCCACACGCGACAACTCGCGGTCCGGCATCTCTTCCGCCAAGTTAGAATAAAAATCTTCCGACATGCCGCGCTGATCCTGCGGCTCAAAATCAATCTCAACCCCACCATCTTCCGTAGGGTTAATCTCTATCTCACCAACATTCGCCGCTTCAATATTAGCCTCAACAATGTTTTGAGAATCCGGTAACTCAATCTCCAACTCATCACGTAAAACATCCTCATCAAGCTGCGACGGAACACCCGTGTCCATCAAACTACTTTGGTAACCATTTTTTTCTTCAGCCATGTATTTCTCCTAAATACGCTAATAACGATACGGACGACCCGCGCCAAGTATGTTCCTAGTCGTATCAAAAAAACCGCGCTCATCGCGATTAAAGAAAAGGTCAGGACCACCACGCGGCGACGTAAAACTACGCTCATCCTCAGAACGACCCATAATCTTCTCTAGTTGCTTAAATACTTCCGCGTCAACCATACGCGTTAATTGCTCCGGCGTAGCATTAATACCCGCCTGCTTAAACAAAATCGCACCAACAGCGTTGTTACGCTTGTCCATCGCCACATCTTCCGCATTCTGACCACCAAACGGAAACGGCGCAAAACGATCCATGAACTCGCCAAAATTACCCGCCTTCATAGCCGTCTCCGGACCATACTCCGCAGACGTCAATGCCGTGCCCAACATATGAGCCCGAGCATCCTCTAACTCAGGATACGTCGGTAAATACTTCTCACCACCCGGCCGAGCATGACGCTCCGCCTCCGTAAACTCCGTCCGATCCGTCGGAATAACAAGCTCACCCAACTCCTCGTCAAAGACCGCAGGGTAATTATACTCCTCAATCAAAGTCTGCATAAAACTCGGGTCAGACCCATAAAGAGCCTCGGTCCGCGTACCGCCAACCCTAGCACTCTCTCGTACATCCCGAGTTACATTGTCGCCCATCAACCGATCATAAATAACCGAAGATAAACCACCCTCCAAATCTTCAGGGTTCTCAACAAACGTGCCATCCGGCAAAGGAGACTCACCCGAAACCTGTAAATCATACAAATATTCCGGAACACTGCCCGGTGATGTCTCAGTCAATGGCATCCCAAAAGGATCACCGCCCTCCTGCATGTAATAAGCGTCCGGGGCCCCCGCGCCTAAATTTACCGCCGACCTACCATAAGACATCAAAAAACCTTCCCGATCTAATAATATGCCCTCACTCTAGCAGAGTTTTCATCATCTTCCCAGTCATCTGTTGGCAACTGCACAAAATTTCCTTGACGATATCGCATTAATGCCTGTGTCATACTATCAACCAAATCATCATACTCCCCATTCGGAAACGCCGCGACCTCCTCAATCATCTCATCAGCAAACGTCTCATCTGGGGCCCAAACCATGCCAGCCTCAAATAATGGCGACACACTGTGAACCCGCGTCACCTTATCATTACCACGACTAGGTGTAAAATTCACCACCGGAATACCCATCTGCCTCAACTCCTGCGTCAAAGGCATACCACTCGCCTTCGCCTCAACAATTACCGTGTCGGGGTCCCAAAACTGATACTCCTCCAAAGCCAAATTCTTCAACTCAGGAAAATCCCAACGACCCTTCTTACTATCCAACAATATTAAATTCGGACCACTACCACCCTCGTTCGGATAAAATACACCCCAAGTCGTAATAGCTGAATAGTCCGCAGTCTCCCGCTTGCTAAACGCCGTGTCATAACTCTGAATAACATACTCCAACTGCGGAACCCGATCCTTCTCCCACGTCCGCCACCACTCTCGCGGAATAATCGCATTCTCCTCACCAGTAGGATTTTGCTGATACTGCGCGTTCCACTTGCCCGGTGGAATAGATGCGCGGACCGCGGTCAAATCTTCCAAACTCCAAAACTCAGGCCAACACGGAGTCCCATCCTCAAAAA